ACTGCCTTGAGTTTTTAATTAATTTTGAAAAACCAAGGACGCTAGTAGCCTGCGCCCAATAGGATCAAAAGTCTAAGCCATCTAATGCTAAGATAAATGATATATCTTGTAACAGAGCGGGGGAATACTCTATTAGTGCTGAATCGGCATCTTCAGAGACTGACAAGTTCGAGTCAATTAGATCATCTACAAGTTCAATACTATACATTGGTCCTTCATCGTAATTGATTCTCCCTAAGATTATATTAAATTTTCTCAGTTTTTCAGTCCCGGAAAGAAAAGGTTTTTTCAACAAGTAGGCAATATGAGTTATCAAGCTGAGCTTAATATCAGATATCATATTCCTTCCTGCATTTTGTCGCATCGTTTTCTCGAAGGGTAAGATATAGTATTGAAGAAAGCCTTTTGTACAATAGTAACGAAGAGAAGTAATATCATAAGTGGCCCAGCTTTCCCCTAGCACAAACGACAACCAGCAGTTGACTTTGGATCTCCAAGAGATTCTTCTCACTAGGAATTCCTCCTGCACTCTCCAACATTTGCTCTGTGGGGTAGTGGTTTTACTCATGAGGCTCAGTTGCCAGTACTTGGACATGTCCTTTCCTAAAGTCACACAAGCATCTAAAACTTTATAACCACTGTTGTTTATATAATCCAGAAAATTGCTTGTCTCAGGGATCATCACTGGTAATAATAACAAAATTGTTGAAGAGATATTATCGCTGTTGCTAAGCCACTCCATCAGCAAATCATAGGCCCTAGAATAAGTCAAATCAATAATAGAGACCTCAACCTGATCTCGCTTGGTAGGCAAACCCATAGAACAACCTCGATGCATATCAGAAAAAACTAGATAATCAAGATGATCTCTCCATGCCTCCTCCGCTGTCTTTCCACTCGGATAGGCTGTATTAGGTTTTCGCAAGAGCATTGATGGTTTGAGCAGCCGGAATAACCCCGATTGAAACGAGATGCACTCTTTTATTGACATATTATTTCTTAATAAAACATTGGCAATACCTAACAAAAAATCGTATCTGCAATGATACAAATTGATTAAAGGGCCTATCGGGGGGAATTGAGAGAACCTAACTACCCCTGCGGCTCTTTCTCCAATTTGCTGCTCAATAGGCCAATCTTCCAAGTTGCTAGACCAAGATAAATCTTTCAGAGTAAATGTGGTTTCGCCGTTAAAGGTATCTGATGCAACCAACAAGCATTGTTCACTCAAGAACTCTATGGTTTTGTTTATGATAGTCATGCTCAAAGAGGATCTGACTTTGATTGAGGCCTCTTTTCTAACCATTACGTCTGATATCCCAAATTGATCCAGCTTCATTGCAATTACGTAATCTAGGATCTCCAAATTCCCTCCTTGCGGGAAGAAGGACTTGATATCAGAGATAACCTCACACCCCAGTGATATTAAAAACCTCGAATATTCCGCTGTCAATGATCTGTCTTGCAAGACTTTAAATGTGTAATGGGTTGCCACATCTTGATTGGATCTGATCAGGCCGCTTGCATACAATAACTCGATCTCCCAAAAGGAATTAACTCCAGGACTGAGTAATTCAGACTTAAAATAAAGACACTTACTATCTACTGCTCCAGACAGTGTATTCTGGTCAAAAACATCATAATCATTGACAGAGGACATCCTCCTGATTTCTTTGTACAGAGTTGACAAGGGTAGGAGTGTGGCTTCCTCAATGTTCATCAATGCGGTTTGTCTATCTCTTATCATGCTGTCAATCAAATTGGTACCCCATAATTTGGCGTGGGCTACCGCATCTTTCACCACGCAAGCCCACAGCCAATTTCTCACTTGATTAATGACGTCATAACAATCCAGTGATTGGATTAATGAGCAAATGTAAACTGGTTCGTTGTAATCAAAGTCTCTAGATGTATATATGATCTTCGCTAGGTAAAATGCTGTTGAGTTGATTGACGAGTCCATTCTATAGCGTGAATGATACTGCACAGTTTTAACACGAAATTGATCTCCTTGATATTCCAATAATGGAATGAGTAATTCCTTAGGATACCAAAATATATTCTTGCTCACGACTCTCTTGCATGGATTGCTGATGTTAACATCTCCTAGACTAAGTGTTTGTGGTTGGAGGCGACTGGAACAATAATGACAGTTGAGGGAAAATGCTAAAATGGGCAAATTAGCACCATTCTTGGAGAGGAGTACATGCATTGTGTTAAGAACTGACACTGCTACCTGATTATGCATGAGAACTTGCAAGGTTTTCTTGTTTTTGGCATGGGTGATGATTGTCCGAAGATGGGTATGAGGTCCATACAGGTTATTTATATAACCTCCGTGTGATGTGTATTTGTCTTCAAATCTATTCTCCCAGTTTGCCTCACTAAAAAAATCAGATCTTAATAAGAAAGACAATGATAAGTCTGTGTAAGACTCAACGTTAGCCACGATCAACTCAGCCAATCTGTCCGAAGGTTCCACTAACCAATTAATAACTCGTAAACCATGTATAGCATCTTTTAAACCCTTAACCGAAGCGTTGAGTTGATAATCCGACGCCTGAGGTATCGTCTCATGGGTCTGGGATCCTAAATAAGGGACACAATAACCTAATGTCGTGAACATAGAGTGGTTATTCTCACATGATCTAGTGACAAGTAGTATTGTATCTTTAGACTGGGTGGTATCGGTTTTAAATTGGTGGATGGGGTGGGCAACAGTACAACCTGTTATCTCTATCCCCCACCCTTTATAACGCAATTCATCAGCAAAACAAGTAGGACAATCCCAGTTCGCATTCCCACCCCTTGTGCTTGATTGTATGTAAGCCATAGCCAGCATCTGTGTCTCAGATCGTTGGATCTTGGTTAATAGTTTGTAATTGTACATCCTAGCTACACCTCTTAATGTCTTCGTTGTGGTAAATTTGTCAACAAATGATTGAACTTGACCTTGTAATGTAGAAGCATACAAATCTGCTACATATCTAGAGTGATAAGGCCTGATCAATTTCAAGGTATCCATGAGTTCAACGTTCTTCTCTTCAGACACAGCAAGTAATTGAGCAAAGGTGTCATTAAGGACGTAACCGGTGTGTAGTAGTGTATCTTTGACGGCTGACCTCATAACCGTCACTTTGTCGGTGGCTTTAGCTGTGTTTATAGAACCAGGATTTGTTAGCAGTTTTTCCATGTTGGCGGTCGAAGACAGGATAGGGTCACACCAACAAGCGGATATTTCCTTTAATTGGTCCGGGCAGATGGTGCTCTGTCTGATTATCTCACACCAGGTTAGGTAGGATGTGACTTTGTCAGGGAACCCCTTTGAAAGAAAATCTAATGGGTTCTGCACAGGGTAACCTCCAAATTCGACATTCCCTTGCAGTAATCTCAAGATACATTCCTCCATTTCGAGGTCATGGTAAATGAAAGATTTATTATTTATACTCATAGATATTTTTCTAGAGAAGAGAGGAGCACCTAACAACGGAGAGAACAGGAAATGATATCTGAAGGCTTTATGAGCTTCACTCATTGCAATCAGATAGGATACCTCGTATGTGTGTGAATTATAAGCAGCTGACTGGGCATTAGCAAAAATACTAGCTATAGAATTGTATAGGCTAGGATAATCTTCATTTGCTAAATGGAAACATCTTGAGATTCTCTTGAGAGACATACTCATAGGAACGCCTCTCACAATCAACAATTTACTATAGGCATATACTGCACCAGACGCCCAAGTCTCTTCCCTCTTGATAGGCAACCCAAGAGAGTCAAAAAAATCAAATATCTTATGCAAGATCCTCCTTGCCTCAATGCGAAATAACGGTTTCTTTTCTGGTTTCATCTTTCTGGACCATCGGTTGAAAGTGATGGAAAGAACCTGATTATCACCTTGTCCCATCAATGCAATAGTTACTGGGTCTCTTTTCAAAATGTATTTCAACACAGCCACAGTTAACAATGTCCAACCCTTTTGTCTAAGTCCCTCACAACCGCCTTCCTGATCAGTCCAAACCAACTCTCCATTTTCTCTTAAAACTTGATCCTGAGTAGGCCATTCCTCACCGTCAGCACAGTAAAACAATGTCTTCTTAAAAAGATCGTGGGTGATGGAATAGACACATTTGAACCCGAATAACGCATCTAATTGTTCAAACATCGGGATAGTATTGCAAGACCTAAAATTTAAGTTCCACTTTTCGAAATCCATATTGACAATTATTCGAACAGGATCCAACCAATCTGAATGTTTATTGTTCATCTTTATTTGTTTTTTAGTGACAGAAAGCAAGTCATCCGTCAATGTAATCTCGGGTATTAACTTTAAAATGGTCTTGGCCAACAAGGCCTCTGTATAACCAAAGTACAATTTTAAAGGCATTGACATGAGTGAAAACAATCTAGGCTTTGTCTTCAACTCTCTCTCTTTCGGGGTTACACCAATAGTCAATTGCTCAAGTGGAAGACCTCCATCTCTATCTATCTGTAAGAGGAACTCGTAAGGATTAGGCTCAGGATTTCTCAGATAATTACACAATACCCGCCTCTTTTGCCAATCTGATCTTTTCCTTGACAACAATTCTTGCTTAACTTCACTTCTACTCACCCCGCAGGCTTTGTCATTGATAACATCTAAAGTGCTAAGGTGAGCAATAGGATTATAACATTGCTTGAGCTCGATATCTGCCCAGTCGACAACATCGACATGAGCGACTATCGGTCTATTGTGTTGTAAGCATTCTTGTAAGTAGTTCTCCCTCTTAGTAATGACCTCATAAAAAGGATAGCGTTTCTTCTTATAAAAGAAGCTGAAGAATATTAATTCTTT